AGGAATAAATTTACAACCACTAAAAACACAGCGACAATCAGAAATATTGATAGCAAGTCAACAACAACACAGTCATCAGTGGTGTGGAATGCCATTAATGAATACATGGGTAGAACAAACTATCCAAGAAATACGAAAATTTTCATCGCGTCCGATTGTAGTTCGACCGCATCCCCGTAGTTCTTTAAAAATGCGAAGTGTTGGCAACGTTATTGTAGATTTTCCTAGAAGAATACCAGGCGCCAACGATGCTTACAATCTTGATCATAACTTTCATTGTGTGGTAAATTGGAACAGTGGTGTAGCCATACAAAGTGCCATTGCAGGAACTCCAATAATCACAGGCCCGACCAGTCTTGCTCACGAAATTAGTGGAAAATATGAAAATATTGAACGACTACAATTACCCGATAGAAGACAATGGTTTGAAAAAATACTACACACCGAATGGTTAGTTGAAGAATTGGCACAAGGTATACCACAAAAGATATTATTCAATAAAATATGACTTGACTTATTGTATTTTCGTGCTATACTAATAATGTATGATAACTATCGAAGATACATTAGAAATTTTAGCAGGTGGAACGCCCCGACGAATTAATATTCGATTGGACACTGCCGATGTAAGATTGCTTACTAGTTTGAAAAAACAACTTGCTCAAAAAATACCTTTAACTGATCGTCAACTTGACCTAAGTTTGAAGAAAATTGAAAAATATCGAGCAAATCTTGAAAAGTGTAATGTCGATGTTGACCACATACTAACTGTCAAACCTTTGAAGTGGCCACTACGAGTCATTGATCGTACTCAGAGCGTAGAAATAGAAACTGACCCGATCACTAACAAACCAGTCATAGTGGTAAAATACGTTTTTTCCAAGAAATTCGCCGAATTTTGGTCTAAAATTGAAGAATTTTCCAGTGCCTATAATCGAACAGATAAAGGTATTAAAAAGATTCCTTACTCGGAGAAATGTCTTTATCATGTAGTTCAAGGCCTTAGTAAAATGAATTTTACAATCTCTAGTGAGGTCCTGGAAATTCATGAAAAAATCGAAAAAATACTGGAAAATCCTGAAAATTTTGCACCTTACTTAGATTACATTGAAGACACTGTGATCTTGAAAAATTTAAATTCTAAGTGCGAAAGTGCCATCATAGAAAAATTTGGTGAAAATTATAAATGCAGTATATTTGAATATATTGACTATGCGAAATCAGTGGGTGTTACCTTAAAAACACAAAATTTAATAAAACACCTCTCAGAAATTTCACCTAACGTACTAACTAAAAAAATTAGTATAGAGAACGCTACACGTTATAGATTGTATCCTGAAAATTATTCTTTAGAAGAATTATTTTCGGCAGTGAATACATTTAATCAATGGCCCTTGGTTATTATTGTTGAAGAAAATGACCAAGTTTTGTCGATAGTTTCGAAAATGGTCAACGAAATATCAAAAATAATTCCTAAAGAAAAAATAAATGTTTTCTTTAGATTAAAAAATGAGCAACCTGAGTACGAGAAATTTAACCAATTTATCAAGGATAACGGTTTAAATAATTATATAGACTCAACAACTAAAGTAGTTTTCATATCTAGAGGTAGAATACCTAAACCTTTGCTTAAGGCTGATTGGAAACCAACAACTGCAATTATAACTAGTAATCATGACTTTGGTAGAATGTCTGCATACTTAAATGACTTTTCCACAGTTTATTATTATAATAGTTCAGTATCATTACGTAACAGTAGGCTAAAGGGGGCCGATAAAATTGTCCAGTTGTAAAATAATAATTAGAGATGAAGTAAACATTAAGATAGAAGGTCTCCCTGTAGAAATACGGCGTAAACTATCCAATGCACTTAAATTTGAACTACCATATGCACGTCATATGCCTCAATACAAATTAGGTCGTTGGGACGGCACTACAACTTTCTTTGGCCTTGGAGGAAATGGTTATCTTAATCACTTAGATGTCATTTTACCTATTCTCGATGAGTGTGGAGTTGACGTTGACGAGATAGAGGATCTAAGACAACCTCATAAATTTGAATTTGCAAAGATCACAGAAAACTATTGGGCAGATCAAGGTAAAGTATGGCCTAAAGGACATCCAATGGCCGGACAACCTATTGTGTTGCGTGACTATCAGTTAGATGCAATCAATGGATTTATGGAGCATCCTCAAGGTTTGCAGGAACTAGCCACTGGTGCAGGTAAGACAATTATCACCGCAACATTGTCTGCACTATGCGAGCCGTATGGCCGTACATTGGTCATTGTTCCTAACAAAGGTCTTGTTGTACAAACAGAAGAAGACTATGTAAACGTTGGCTTAGATGTTGGTGTGTATTTTGGTGATCGCAAAGATTTAAATAAGACCCATACTATTTGTACATGGCAAAGTCTTAACATTCTTGATAAAAAATCTAAAGGTGTAACTGACACTGAAATATTAACACTTGCCGAAGTACACATGGCAAAAGCCGATGTTTTAAAGAATTTACTAAGTCAAAACTTATGTAATACTCCAATACGTTGGGGATTAACTGGCACAGTACCCAAGGAAGATATTAACTTTCAAAGTATCCTTGCCACTATTGGTCCTGTTATTAATAGAATCTCTGCACACACCTTACAAGAAGCAGGTGTGTTGAGCCAATGTCATGTAAATGTTGTGCAACTTGTTGATATTAAAGAATTTAGAAGTTATCAAGAAGAACTCAAATATCTAGTCAGCGACTCCGGCAGAATCGGATACCTTTCTAAATTGTGTTCAAGTATTAAAGAGAGTGGAAATACCCTCATACTGGTAGATAGGTTAGATGCAGGCAAACAACTAGAGGCACAAATACCCGATAGTATTTTTATATCGGGTGAAGTTAAACTAGCAGAAAGAAAAGAAGAATATGATGAGATTAGAACCAGCACTAATAAAGTTATTATTGCAACATATGGCGTCGCGGCTGTTGGTCTTAATATTCCTAGGATCTTTAATTTGGTTCTGTTGGAACCTGGTAAGTCATTTGTACGAGTAATTCAAAGTATCGGCCGCGGAATTCGTAAAGCCGAAGACAAAGACTTTGTACAAATCTGGGACATCACATCAACTTGCAAGTATGCTAAACGTCACTTAACTGTGCGTAAGAAGTTTTATAAAGAAGCCAAGTATCCGTTTACGTTAGAAAAAGTTACTTGGGAATAATGGAGAAATATGTTAATACTAACACTAGATAATAAGACATTTGATTTATCAAAAATGCCAAACGAAGTAGAAGACGATATAAGATTTTCTGTATTAGATAATAATGATACAAGCAATCCTGATTTCTTTTTTATGCCTTTGATATTTTTAGAAAGTTTTAATAGTCCAGCAATGGTCATGCGAATAGGCAACACTGAAGTAATCATGCCCATTGATTGGAGTATCGCAGTAGCAGACAGTGAGTCGGGCAGTGAGATTGAAGTCATGCCATTAACCAGTTTGAATGATCGAGGCTTTGAAGCATTTTTGTTTAATCCGTTAAGTGGTTTTAGACACGAATACGGAAAAATAGAAATCGTCAACGTATATAATGATGTTAAATGGTATTTTCCTAAGATGAAAAATAATCAGTTACTATCAGTACCGTTGACAGAAGGCAATAAACCCCTTTGTGCATTTTTTACTAAAGACATAAGTAGACAGTGCGAAATTATCGACGTATTTAAATTATTGTAATGCCAATTCCAGAATCAATTACAGTGGGCAACATCGACGATTGGTTATTTTATGATCGTCGAATAGGAACGCAAAGAAAATTTTCTTGGCTACCACGCAGATGTTATTTGAGTAGAAAATTGTTATTTCTAAAAAGATCCGTAGTAGTAACAGCCATGATGACTGGTCCTGGTGATATCGATTTTAAAACATTCTGGTGTAATCCAAAAGAATTTTTTTTAGACGAGATCAAAGGACGATAATGGGAAATTTAAAACCTGGTGCCACTTATGTCTACGAAAGAGTCAACGGACAAGTATATGCAAGAGAATCAGGAGCAGATCCCAGCACCCGTGTACTAATGGGCTATGAATACGATCCTATAAATGGACATCCTATTGATTACGACAAACGAACTTCAGACGGTCGTCCTTTGATTGATCATATACGAGACGATAAATTATGGGGAGAAATTCGGCGAGAAGCACGTACCAATGTGACTTTACAAAAGGCCTTGGATCGTGCTATAATGATATATCGTTTAAGTAAGGATAAACCAGAATGAGTGAAAAACTAACTATCGCAGATGAAACTGGTGCCATCGATTATCGTGCAAAAGACTTGTGGGATACGCTGACAGAAGAACAAAGAAAGCAGATAAGTTTTTATTTGCTGTTGAGATATGCCTCAGATGTAAGAACTTCAGACGTAAACTTACAAGGCCAGGCTATTATAAAAACCAATCAATATTATAACAAAAACTTTTTTGCGTTGAGCAAACATCCTAAACTATTGTGGTACTTAGTATGTATGACTGGCAATGGCGAGAAAGATTACTTCCACGAATACATTAAATTTAAACCCAAGGGCGGCGATAGTAAAACTCACAAGGTACTAGAAACAATGTATCCTAATATGAAACAAGATGAACTTGAATTATTGGCTATGATGACTACTAAATCAGATATAAAAGAGTATGCCAAAAATCTTGGCATGGATGATAATGCAATTAAGAAACTTGTATGAACTTAGACGTGTTCCAAAAGAAAAAAGGAATTTCAATTAAATTGACTTCCGTAGAAAAACCATTTAGTTGTCGGCATTGCAGTGCAGGGTTCGTGAAAGAAAGTACCCTAGCCGTGCATATGTGCGAACAAAAACGTAGGTTTCTAGCAAAAGATGAAAAACATGTGTTACTAGGCTATCAAACATATGTGAGATTTTTTCAGTTAACACAAAAATCAAAAAACATCAAGACCTATGATGAGTTTGCAAAAAGTCCTTACTATAATGCATTTGTTAAATTCGGAAGTTTTCTCAGCAACGTAAATCCTTTGTATCCAGACAGATACATTGACTTTGTTGTGACCAGCGGAGTTAAATTAGACCACTGGTGTAGGGAAGATCTCTACTATAAATATGTCTTGGATTTAATTAAAAAAGAACCTGCAGAAGTTGCTATACAACGCAGTCTTCAAACTATGATGGACTGGGCAGATGCGAATACCAGTCAATGGAATCATTATTTTAAATACGTAAGTTTGAATCGTGCAGTCTACGATATCAAGGACGGCAAAATTAGTCCATGGTTGGTTCTTAATTGTAACACTGGCAGAGACATGTTGGGTCGACTAAATGACGAACAATTAAATATTATATTCGATGTCATGGACCCTGATTATTGGAAGAGCAGATTTAAAAAGTATGTATTAGATTTGACTCTTGTCAACGAAGTTGTTAAAGAAGGTAACTTGTAATGCCAGATATTGACATTGACTTTGCAAACAGAGAACAAGCATTAGAATTTTTTGAATATACTACGGCTGTAAGAAAAGACGGTACCGAATTTAAAAAACACAACACAGGAGTTTATTTTACAAGTATCCCCCGAGATGCTAGGTCTAACACTAGTACCATAGACTATAAAGAGGCAGAACAGCGAGGATATTTTAAAGTTGATTTTTTAAATGTGGGAATTTATGAAGGTGTAAAAAACGAAGAACACCTGGTTAAATTAATGAATACGGAGCCTTTATGGGAACTTTTACTAGACGACAGTTTCACGGATTTACTATTCCACGTAAATGGGCATGGGAACTTATTGAGACAGATGAAGCCTTGTTCTATAGAAGAATTGGCAATGTGTCTCGCTTTAATCCGCCCAGCGAAGAGATATCTTGTTGGGAAGACATGGACGGAGATTGGTCAAGAGATTTGGACGAAACCGACGAATGACGAATACTACTTTAAGAAGGCCCATGCAGTGGCCTATGCTCAGGCTATCGTAGTACAGATGAATTTAATATGCGACGGACTTGCTCAGGATGTTAGTTAACGCCTGCCCGGCTTAACTAACTGTATCATTTTACGTTTTACTCGTTTAATAGCAATATTGTTTAAGTTGACTGT